ATACCCACGTTAAACGTGCAGCTTCCACCAAACGTGTCCGTCCCGATGTAAAGGTGCGGGACCGTTGCGTTCGACGGAATAGGGGCCAGCATGACAATGTCATCGTCATCGCTGTCACCTGCCGCAAGAGCCACGGTTCCCTGTGCAATTCGCACACGGCCGTGAAGCTCCGCAACGTCGTTCAACGTCGGAGGAGTGGCCTCAAAATTTGTGACCAGATCGGTGTTCTTAGTACCCATTGATCATCCCTCCTAAGTTGGATCGCATTCGATATATCCAACAAGTTTTTCCTGCATACGGGTTGACCCGATAGCCATCGATGCGAAGACTTGTGTCGCATGATTTTTATCGGCCCGCTCAGAAATCTTGATGGACGGTTCAGCGCCTATGGCCAGCTTCATTCCGGCTTTTTGCCAGAACAAAACTTTGTGGTCAGAGTTGCTATCTGTACCAATGAGTTCAGTACGGATGAAGCGGAATCCTAAGAAGGAATCAATTTCACCACTAACGAGTGCTTTTACCGTGGCAAAATCACTTGAGGTGGTTTCCGTTTCACCTAAAAGGTTCTGAAGCTGTTTGGCGTTAATGATGCAAAAACGATCACCATCTTCGGCCTCATTGGCGTCTAGGATTTGCTTGGCAGCGCGTAACTTGCCGACATTCAAACCCGTATCAGCAGCAGGGCTGACACCGACTTGGACATCAACAGTGTTAGAACTGTCGTAGCTTGTCGAGGTGCCACCGGCAACGCCCGTGTAGGCGGTCCCGTCAGCAGCGGCGACAATTTCCTCATCCATCGCACGGCCCATAGCCCAGGCAGCAGCCGAAGCATAGGGGCTTTGCGGATCGATGAGCATACGAACACGATCTTCATCATCGATGAGATCGGCCCAATCGTAGTCTACAAGGCTGACCCGACGCCTTGCATGGGGCGTGTCCATCCTTGGAGTGTCACTATGACGTGACGTGCGCTGTTGAGCGGCAGTGCTTCCCACTTGCTCAAAAAAAGCGTTTTTGCCCACAACGGTTTCAACGGAAACCGCTTCACGTAGACGCGAACCCTTCTGTTGGACAAGGTGTTCAACATTGCCTTTATATTGCTCCACAAACGCAGTTGTGATTTGAACTGACACTGGTCAATTCTCCTTTTTCACTAGAGTTGCGTTTTAGGGTGAAGTGGTTGTCCCTACGGGGCCACGCGCCGTCTTTCCGGCAGTCAAGTGTCGGGCCGAATGGTTATCCGACAGATATGTTTTGCGCTACGGGATCGGTGCCGTGCGCTAAATCTGCTAGTCTGTTCATTTTTGCCACCAAGGCTTTATGCTCCGGGTGACTGTTGTCCCAATAAGCGGGGTTGCCGCGTAGCTGGGCCATTTGTTCCTTGGCCATTTCCGGCGTTGTGCCAAACTGTCCGGCGCTCTCGCCCTCTTTAAATTGCGGGCCGCTACCTAATGTCATGCCAATCTTGGCAAAGGCGCGGACCAAATGCGGGTTTGACCCTAAACCTGTTTGCGCTAATAGTTCCCGAAGTTCATCGGAACCGTATTCACGCAAAGCCCGTTTGGCCGCTTCAACGCGCCCGGAAAATGCGGTACCGTATTCCTTCTGCAATTCGCTTTCCCATTCGGCTTGCTGATCCGCTGCCTGGGTTTGGGCCGCTTGCATTTGCGCCATTTGTTGTTCGACAAATCTATCGTGTAAGCCTTGCGCCATCGACGCCGGTAACTTCATTTCATGGGCTGCACCACGGAACCAGTCGGATAAATCCTGACTGTAGGCTTCAAAGCCTTCCGGCGCGGCCAGTTGATAGTCTTCGGCCTTTTCCGGCGTTCCTAATTTCTGCCAGCCTTCCCATTCCGAAAGATCGCTGCCGTCCGTTGGTAAAACAACTTTGTCGGCGCCCACCTGTTTTTCCAGGTTGACGTAAGATTTCAGAACGTCATCGGCACCTTTCCATCCCTTGGCCTCAATGACTTCATGGTAATCGTCCAGACCTTGCGTCCAATCGGTTGCTACGTCTGGGTTGCCCGCATCTTCCGTAAGGATTGCGGACCCTTCCGTTTCATTCGGCATTAATATCTTCTCCTATGGTTAGTGATAAAAGTTTGTCCTCATCTATGGCGAGGATAGATAAAATCCTCCGCACCATGTCTTGTGAGCCGTGCATATGCTGTAACTCACTACTTTCCCTCTGGCCGCTGATGGTCAAAATCCCGCTGACTTTAATCAAATCCAGCAGAATAGCTTTGCCTTGGGGCGTGTAGAGAAAAATTTCCTTGTAAGCCTGGGCCATTTCGGCCTGGGCCTTATGCTGTTCGGGCATTAATTCTGACCCATTTCAGCAATTTGCGCGACTTTAAGGCCCGCATCAGCCAGTTGCGGTGCGGAATTAATACCGGCTTGTGCCATTTGTGCCTGTTGTCTTTGGCCGCGCATTTCGGCGACTTCTTCCTCATCGCGAAGAATACGTTGTGGCGCTCCGTTAATTTCAGCAAGGGAGCGCGTTATTTCATCGGTATCGAAGTTATCCATCACCGAAGGATCAACAGCGGCAATGGCCTGTACGCTTTCCAGGGTTCGGAGTATACCGACACCTTCCGGCGCCCGCATGGCCTGGGTTAGCGGTGAAACATATTCGATTTCATAATCGCCGCCCGCTTCTTCCATAACCGGCGGTGGCGGTGGAATAAAACCCTGTTCCGCAAGAAGGGCAAATTCACGTTCAATCAGCGGGCCGATGGTTTCCGATTGCTGTCTGCCCACGGTAGGTGCCAACAGCGCCCCTTTCTCTTGGGCGCGTTGTAACACTTCCGTAGCCGTCATTTGCGGGCTTTCAACCAGGATTTGAAAAAGCGAAACCAGGAAGGCATCGTTTATCATCTTCCGACGCTGTTCCATCATTTCCAGGCCGATATCAACCCGTGCGCCGGTATAAAGAGGCTGGATAGGCGCTTGATTACGCCCATCCATCCTTGCAAATGTCGCCGCCCCCGGCTTGGAGTTTACAGGGAGAATTACTCCATCATCTGCAATAATAAGCGGTGGATCAACGGCCTTTTGCCCTGCGCGTATGACCGTCTTGGACATTTCGTTAATCATTTTGATATCCGGCAAAATCGTCATTGCCGGACTTCTACCATAGACCTCACGCGGCCCGGTAATATACCGACTGACAATATACGGATTATCGTCAAAGCCGCCTTCTTCGATAAGCTGCTGTTCCTTTACTTCATAGTAGCCGGAGAAAAATGCCCGGTTTTTACGGTCCCGCGCCATAGGGTCACGGTCTGTGCGCGGGCAAACAACGTGCAAAAGCTCTACTTTGTCATCGGGCTTATCGGTGGCGAGTTTACGGATATTGTCGGAAAGACTGCCGTCTTCAAACATACGAAGAGCTTGCCGTGCCGTTACCTTGAACGTGCGGAACACGGTATCAATGCGGCCCATTTCGTTTTCGGCAATATACAAATCGGCCAGATGCACTTGCCGGTACATCAAGCCGCCTTCGGGATGTTCATCAACGAAAAGACCCGCCGTGCCGAATGCCCCGGTGGACATATAGCCCTCATACATCTGGCTGGAGAAGAACGATTTCGGAGAATAACGGTATGAAAACATGATGTTGGTCACCTGATCAAACCACAAGCGGACATCGTGTTCCTTGTTTAGCATGGGATCGGTTGAGCGCAGTTGGTGCCAGCGTGAACCTCGCGGCGTCAGCAAGCTTTCAACTGCCGACGCAAAACGCTCACAGGCGAGGGCAGCAGTGGCGTCATATAATTTCGATGTGCGTTTATCGCCCGCTGTCAACTCGCCTGTAAAAATTCGCGAACGCGGTAACACACGTTCGGCTATTTCTTCCCAGTGGCCCTCCCAGACGGCCCTGTCGTTCTTCAGCCGAGAAAACCGGGTAAAAATACTCTTTGTATCTGGTGCGGCCATCTAAATCTCCAACAGCGTATTCTTGCGGATTGCCGCCACATCCGTATTACGCGGCGTTCCCATTAATGTTGTCTGCATACCGTTACGCGGTGCGGACCCACCGCCATAGTTGGCCGTAGCATCCCGCTGGGCTTTATCCAGACGCGCCCCCATTGATGTGGGCGACAACTTCTTTCCGCCCGACTGCCGGGACATATCCGGCACACACATCACTTGCCCTTTTTCTTCGACGGTTTTTTGGGTGGCCTTCCGCGCTTTGATCCGTATGTACCTTTACCTTTTGGCATATCAAGCTCCTAAAAGTGTTTTGCGCCCTATATTGGCCTGTTCCGTAACGCCGGTCGGCCCGGTCAAAACGGTTGAACTTCTGCCTTTTGACCGCGCCCTGGCCCGACGGCGTGAACGCGCATTTTCCCCCGCGTTTGTATCCGGCGCAGCGGGGGATGCGATCAACTCAGCGCGGGACGGTCCACGCCCCGGATTGACAAATACCGGGTCCGTCTGTGGTCGGGGAATACACATACTACCCACCTAAAATTGTGTTGCCGCCACTGGCGTTGCCAAGTAGTCCACCGCTACGCGGCGACCTCAATGCGCTGGTGCGGAGTGCGCCAAGAATAAAACCCCCCGGCAATACGGCTTGCCCCACGGCCATTGCCTTTTCGGCTGGCGTCGATAAGGATGAAAACGGATTGTTGGCAATGCTAAATGCTTCGCCCGTTGACAGGTCACTGTGACCGGCGCCACTAACAGGGCCTATTTGTTGCGTTGTCGAAAACGAATCGACTTTCGATTCACGCTCAATTGAACCAGGGGTTTCCCCGCCATTGCCGTTTCCCGCACACATATCAGGAACCCAACAACGTTTTGCCAACATTGGCCTCAGTTGTATCGCCCATCGGACCCGTCAGAATTGTGGACTTCCGGCCTTTCATGGCCAGCCGCCGCTTACGGAGCGCACGGGCTTCCTCATTTACGCGAGGATCATCCCGCGTCGGCGGCGGTTCCGGCGCTGGTGGTGGCGTTGGCGCGGGCATTTTCGGCACCTTTGGTGCCAAGGGTCCAATGCACATCTTCATTCTCCAATCGGGTCTTTGTCCATGAATAACAATGGTACGGCACTCTGTTCGCACCGTAATCCTCGACGGTGGCCTCTCTTACGGCACCCAATATACTCAACCATTTATGAGCCACATGATGACCGGCATGGGTCCAGCATTCGGCGCGAACACATCCGGCCTCAATCAGTATCGGCATTACTACCCGGTTTATATGGCGCGTTACACTGAGCGCCACTTTCGGCCATCTGTCGGTGGCGAACATCCACACGCTTACTACCTTTGGCCGCATTTCCGATGCTCCCCAGGTAGCGACAGGGACCGCCCCATAACGCGCAACATACTTCCAGCCGACGCCAGCGACAGTGTTCAACGCCAAACTCTCCGGCGTCTTTGCATAAATCACGGGCCATATTTCTTCGGCGTCCAGTTCCCGCATATGCCGCGCAATTTCCACCACATCAGGATAGCGGGCATCAATAATACTAACCGAACTCATTGTAATCGCTAATTATTACAGGCTGGCCCCCAGGCTGGCGCCCGGTTTGTGCCATCATGGCGTAATCGCTGCTGTCACCGTCGCGTAAACCTATGGCCGCATAGCGCATGGCATCGGCAGAATGGGAACTGGCATCGTGGTTCGGTTTCTCCCGCCACGTTGCAGATCGGTCATTCCACTGCCGGTGATAATGTCTAAGCCATTTTAGCCCAAGCGCACAATTCTGTCGGTCAAAATGCAGGGTGGGAAGCAAACCCCTTACGGCCTCAATCCCGTCCTGTAATGACAGCTTTGCCACAATCGTGGGTCGTACCCCAAGGCCCTGCAACATTTCGTAACGGCTGCTCCCACTGCCCAACTCACGAACAAGA